ATTGAGGAAACGCCCGCCCCACATTGCTTTTTTTGTTATTTTTTCTTCTTGAACGACCCCGCCTAGGTCGCCAGATTTACGGACAGCAGTGTCGTCTTCTAGTGAGTCAACACGCTTTCCAAACTCTTCTACATTGCCTTTTACAGATTTAATTTCATCTTGTGCGGAAACAATGCTTTTTTGTAGTTCTAACATTTTGTCATTTAGTGACTTTACTGTTGCTACCAAGTCTCCAAGTGCTGAAGCGACTGTATTTTGAACCTCATCAATAGATTCTTGTACTGTGTCTACAGCCTTTGCCAAGTCAGCAGGTGCTTCTTCGGCAGGAGTGGCGGCATCTTCTGCTGGGGTTACTTCTTCAGCAGGTGCTGCTTCTTCAGCAGGTGCTGCTTCTTCAGCAGGTGCTGCTTCTTCAGCAGGTGCTGCTTCTTCTGCAGGTGCTACTTCTTCAGCAGGTGCTGCTTCTTCAGCAGGTGCTGCTTCTTCTGTAGGTGCTGCTTCTTCAGTTCCCTCAGACTTTACAATGTTTTCTTCTGTTGCTTTAACTTCTTCAGTTTTTGCAACTTCTACATTTTCATTTGCCATTTCATTCCCCTCCTTAATAGGATTGTTAGACTTAATTACTTTTTCATTAAGTCCATTTTTCTGCGATACCAATAAACTTTTAATCACAGAATTCTTTTCGTTATCGTTTGATTCAACGAAACCAATATTACTCATGCCTTTGTCGCAAGACGGACATGAGGAAGATTCATCTTGAGATAGTCTAATGAGTGAGTCTGGCTCACACCAATAGACATTTTCAAGGTCTACCTTACTAATGATACCATCAATTTTGTTTTGACCATCTGACATTTTTTCAATTGATACAATGTTTGCAAATTGATTGGCTGGATTGTCTACTAATGAGAGTTCGTGGAGGTCATAGTCTTTAATAACACGAATTGATTTATCCATCGTGGCATCGTAGATCTGTTCAGAATCTTTAATATTACCACCAATAGAAAAGCCAGAAAGAGTGCCATCAAGAACTTTTTCCCAAGTATCTTGAGCACCTTTAGAAATATATGCATTTACGTATACCCCATTATAAAATTTATCTTCTTCTTTATTATAAAATTTGTCTGATTTAAATGACATTACCCTGCCGACTGCAATAGGCATGTGCATTTCACGTAGATTGCCACGGAACCTTTCAAAGGCTTTTACACTAACGTCAGTAGGAACTATATCCTCTTGTTTGTCAACGTTGTCAAGAGTTGCAAAACCAGAAACCATTCGTTTCTCTTTATCGACTTTAGCGATTGGCATAGACAACTTAATACTGTTGTCTTCTGAGTGCCAAAATGCTTTATGCAAATTAGTCATACTACCTCTATTATAATCAGTGTTTATACGAACTTTACAACTATTCTTGAGATCTACCCTCGCCCTGTGCATTTCTGCCAGAGTTCGTTGATGGTGAGTCTGATGCGTTGTTAGTTCTTTGTTGATCTCTATTTCTATTTCCACTAGCCTGGGCTGACTGCTCTGCTCTTGCTTGAGCACCCATAACTATTGGATCTGACCCTCCAGGTCTAACTGGATAGCCAAGTCTTTCACGAACTTCATTTGGAACCAATACCTGCATTCTTAGGTATCTTTCATCAATTTGACTTTGAGTTTGCTCGTCTGTCAGGGTTAGTTCGTTAAACTTTAAGATTACTACATCTGTCTTTTCTTTTACGATCTTGTTGATGGTCTTTTCTAAATTTCTTTGAGAAGGTCTAGCAACCTGCTCTTTGAAGGTTCTATCTGCCACTAATGCAGAGGCAATTGATACCCCAGCACCTCCACCTACTTTTGAATATGGAACTTGATGTGCCATCAAAATATCATCACGGTTTGCTTTACGATATTTATCAAACGATCCATCTTGAATACCATTTTCAATAGGGTCTAATTTAAATTCTACTTTATTGTCTGGTCCATCTCCAGGAAGTGGTATATAAAGGGTTCTGTGGTTTTGACCTTTGAGTCCTGATTGCATAAATCTAAAAAATTTGTCTTCTGCATCTGCACTAAGTTTTGCACCTTTTAGGGTAGCAATGTATCTAGGAACTGCTTTATTCTCAAAGTAATCAACATTGTATTTTGCTGCCAATTCGTTACCTACCATAGAGGTTGCTGCAGATACTGTATCTGGAACTCCATAGTATGAGTTTTTTGGAGAATATTTTTTAATGTGGATTAGTTCGTTTGGCCTATTGTCACTTGTTACAGGATTTATTGTTTTGCCTTGAAAGTTTCTAAAGTATACAACTTTTTGATTTACTATTTGAATGTATCCATCACGCATACGGCGTACACGAATTGTCGTTGCTGGTATATGTCCAATATATCCAATTTCACCATTTACTTTTCGTCCTACCTCTATGTATCCATTTCCAACCGTTTCAACATCTGTGTAAACTTTTTCTAATACATGTGTAAAAGTATCTTCGTCATTTAGGCTTTCTAGCCAATCGGTGACCTGAGACTTAATTCTTTGAATTTTTCTCTGTGCTCTCATCAGTGATTCTTCTGACTCTGCTTCTTCAAGTCTTGCCATTGTTCCATCTGTGATCTCAAAGCCATATCCAAGTCCAACTATATTAGATACTTTTGCTGCGATGGCAGCGTGATTTGCAAATGAGTTTTCATAGAAATACGCTAACTCGTCTAGGTTATAAGGTGGAATAACTACATCAAAAAGACCATAGGCAGTAACCATGTCTTGTTCTGGAAACAACTGTTTTGATTTTGTATCATCTACACCAGTAAACGCCTTGCTTACCATTCTTGCTGCTTTACGTTTAAAGTTATGACTGATTCCATCATAAGATTTTACTAGTTCAACACTAGTTCCAAAAGAGTCTGTTGTTTCTTTTTTTTCTGATTTATCTAACTGATCTATTCTTGCTTTTGATTCGTTATCTTCCATGTTTCTTAAATCCCTTTTCTGCTGCCATCCAAGCACCTATATCTGTTTCACTTGGGATAAGTCCTGATTTCATTCTATCAATTTGTGCTGAGTGCTCTTCGTCTGTAACTCTATTAACTCCAGCCATAAACGAAACTTTTCCTGCTGGTGCTCCATAGTGTTCTGCTGCTTTTCTTATCTTTGACATTTTTTCTAAATCATACGGTCTTCCAGGTATATTCAAGATATTGCCATTTCCGTCTCCGTAAGGCTTACTATCAAAGTCACACATCCAAACATAAATACCCCAGTCTGACTTTTTTTCTACTATAGATATTCTAGGCTTACCATTATTTTTAAGTTTCTTCTGATTCATGTCAACAAGTATACCATATTAAACTGGTCTGCCAACAAATTGATCCCATTCAACGTTAGAAAATACATCTAATCCTTCTGCTTCTAACTCTATTATGGAAGAATCTGAAATAATTGAATTAGAAATACCTAAATAAGCACCAAAAATTCTTTCTCCGTCAATAATATAAGTTAGAGTTGTTCTTTTTTCTAACAAATCTAACCAGAATGTGTTGTACCAATCTTCCCATTGTAGATCTATTTGTTCTACCTGGTTATTAATGATTCCTTCTGTTGTCTTTACTTGCTGCCAAGTTCTTTCACTAATGCTTTGACCAAGTACCAACGATGATCGTTTGTAGAAGGCAATGTTGTTGTATACCATTCCGTTATAAAGTTCTAATTGTCCAGATATTCCATTTAAGGCTATTGATGATCCAAAAGAAAGAACTAGTGATGTCCACATCAATGGCTTTATAACTGGGTTTTGAATTTGGATACCATTTTGATAAAAGTCAATTGTTATATCTTCATATCCAGTTTCTGCATCAAAGGCTTTTAAAAACGCCCTTTTTGAATTTTGTCCTGATTCTGGAACTAGGTATATATCTAACTTCTTATCTGGTGTAATTAATTTTGCTATCTTCTTTGAATAGTTTATAGTTTCATTTTGATTGTACATTAGCCATAGTTGAATACCCCCAAGAATGTATTGAGATGATCTTTGAGAGTTAATGGGTATTGAGAAGCCCTTTGTTACTGCTGCGTCACTATTGGCTAAGCATGATATACCAGAGTCTCCTGTTAAATATAGGTATGGAGTAGAGTCTCTATATATCCTAAATGGATTCTTTGATTTATATGAATACACATCTCCATATTTAACTATTGGATATATTGTGTTTCCAGTCTTTGTTCCTATACCGAAAAATTCTGTTTCGTTGTGAGCAATAGATGCTAAAGACATTTTTCCAATATTTGTAGGATATGTTTTAACGCCTTTTGATTTAACCTCTAAATGTATCGTTACATAATACTCTTCAAAGTCTACTAATTCTTTAGGTGGGAATATGGCTGTTCCGTCTACAATTTCATACTTGGTAGAAACAACATCTATAGTATTGTCAAAATCAACCACCCTATAGTTTGTAGTATTGACTGTACTTGAGTACGATGTGTAAGGAATCTTTCCTACTTGCTGATAGTTCTGTATTGTTAAATAAGACTTTAACGCATGATTAGGAAGTGTAAAATTATTGTGTTGTGGAATATTGATAATAGGGTTTGAGGAATAATCTATATTGAATTGAATCATGTCCAAATCATAGTAACTTTTTCCACCTCTATCTTGAATGTATTTGCCAAAGTAAGATAGTGGAATAGAGTCTTCCCAATACCCTGCAGTTGCCACGTCTAGGTATGCCACTGGGTTTGATCGTATAGTTGTCAAACTGTAGCATCCTATATATTGAAGTATACTTTCATCGTTAGTTATATTTTTATTT